GATGTGGTTCTGCTTCGACGATCCGAACCAGGACGACCAGATCCAACTCGCGGCGGAACTGCGTGCGGCGGAGGCTCAGGGCCTCGTCACGCCGAACGAGTATCGCGCGATCATGGACCTCGAAGCATTGCCCGATGAGATCAACCTGCCGCGTTACAGGCAGACTGACGCTGCTGCCGCGTCGATCTTCGGCACGCCCGCGAAGGCCGACGAAATGCCCGTTGAAGAGCAGGGCAGCGTCGATGTTGAATCGACTTCATCTGATGCAACTGACAACACTGCCGATGGTACGCTTGAAGCGGCGGCGGCCACCGGCGACACTGCATCGACCGCCTTGAATGGCGATCAGGTTCAGGCCTTGTCTGATCTCGCGATGCAGGTGGCGACTGGTCAACTTCCGAAAGCGACGGCTCAGGCGATCGCTTCGGCAGCGTTCCCGCTTGTGTCGTCGAACATTCTCGATTCGATCTTCGGGCCGCTTGAATCGTTCACGCCGGAAGATGATTCGGCAAACGCAAACAAGGCGATTGACAACGATGCATTGCAAGCCGAACCGAAGTCATGGCGAACCCGAACCGTGGAAGCCGTTGTCAGCAACCGATGCGGCTGCGATGCGTGCGTCAGCGGTGAACGCTGGTCTGGTGCTGGTGCTATGGAGCGATTGCTGGCGAAAGCGGCGGCACCCGAAGCCGATCCTCAGTCACCAGTCGCTGGAACAGATGCAGGCGGATCTGCCGTGGTTGGTGGCGATGCTGCTCCAGTGCAGTCGAAACTGAGTTTCTCGCGAAAGGCGATGGTCACGGCGTGGGACGACGCGACCGGCGTGCAGGCGGCGGTGTCGGCGATCTTCCGATCGTTCCAAGCGGAACTGCAATCCTGGTACGCGGCAGTCGTGCCGACGATGATCGCCGATCACCTCAACGCCAACGGCATGCCGATGGTCAACAACCTCACGCCGGAGCAGGCGAACCAGTTGCAGAAAATGTGCGACAAGTTCCTGAGCGACACCATCGCGGCGGGCGGTGCCGACGGCCTCGCGAAGGTCGGCGTGGACCCTGACACGTTCACGCGTGCGAACGAGGACGCGATCAAGTACATTCAGCAGCGTGGCCTCGAACTCGCGAAGTCGGTGCCCGACACGTTGAAGGAAACGGTCAACAACGCGATCACCGGCATGATGCGGCCCGACGCGGCTGGCGAGGCTCAACTGAGCATCGCGAACGTTCGCGACGCGGTGCTGCGAGAGGTGCCGACGCTGACCGACTATCAGGCGGAACGCATCGCACGCACTGAACTGACGAACGCCTTCAACGAAGGCAACCGTCAAGGCTGGAAGCAGGCAGGAATCGAAACGAAGCAGTGGGACGTTGCCGGTGGTCAGTGCGATTTGTGCAGTGCGTTGGCCAACCGCTACCCGAATCCGATCCACATCGACGAGATGTTCACTGACGGCGAATGGTCCGGTCAGGGACCGACGCGGCACCCGAACTGCCGCTGCGGCCTGCTGCCCGGCGTGGAGTACGCAGAATGAGAACCGCAGATCAGATCGTGCAGGCGATTCGTCGCCGGGCTGTTGAACGCAAGACGATGACCAACGCGGCGAACCCGATCGGCGTGACCGCCGGTCGATGGTCGCACAACGTCAAGGCCGGTGTCGAACAGGTCGCAGGCAAGCCGCTCGAGGTGGTGTGCTACGCGAACACGGCGGCGGTCGACCTGGAGCGTGAAGTCGTCGTGCCGACGGGCTGCGACATGCAGTCGTACCTCGGCACGAACCGAAACCTGTTCGTCGATCACCAGTACGACGTGTGTTCTTCGGTCGCGGTGTGCCGGTCGATGAGCCTCACGCCGGGCGGTTGGTTGTGCCGTGGAGTCTTCCACGACGACATGACGAACCCGTACGTCAAGGCATGCGTGGCGCTCGCGAAGGCTGGCACGCTCGCCATGTCGATCGGCTTCGAGGCTCTGGACTGGGGCAACCCGACGCCGGCGGAGAAGGCCGCGTATCCCGGCATCGAGTCGATCGTGCGTGCGTGCAAGGTGCTCGAAGTGTCGTACACCGCGATGCCGATGAACGTGACCTGCCGCATGATGAGCAGCAACGTCGACGCGGCGGCGGAGAACGCGGAGAAGAGCCGCAAGGCCTTGATCGACGCGAAGGTGCCCGATCGCGTGATCGCCGACTTCGGCGTTCGTCCGAAGCGTGTGATCGTGCTGCGTTGACGCTGGTATACTGACCGTACATCCCTCCTTCACCTGCACGCAGACTCACACGACTCGTGCAGGCTTCAATCGAATACACCTGCGAACGGCAGGCATCGCGAGCGATCTAGGCGTCTACGTCGCTCTCCGTGTCGGGTTCTGAGCAGTGAATCGTCAACCGCCGCAACTGCGGCAGGATTCACTCATGCTCACCCGCAAGACTCTCATCGACTCGCTCAAGGCAAACGGCCTGACCGGCGAAGTCACGCTCGAAACCGCGAAGGCTCACGTCGCAACGCTCGCTGCCGAAGGCATCGAGTTCGCCGACGAAGCCGGTGCGGCCATCGACGTGGACTCGGTCTGGAACGCCAAGAGCACCATCAAGATCGCCGACGACGTGGCCTCCGTCAAGGGGACGAAGGCTCCGCACGCCGCGATCGACATCAACAAGGAACCCCACATGTTCACCATCGGCAACGCTTCACGCAAGGCCTACGAGCGCAAGGTCGCTTCCGGCAAGGCCGCTTTCGATTGTGCAGATCAGGCCGAGATGTTCGGCGCTTGGGCTCGTCTCTCGCTCCTCAAGGGCAACGACTACGGCGCGAAGAAGGCCGACCTTGAGATCGCTGGCAAGGCTGGCGTTGAGTTCAATCAGCAGCTCGGCGGCGCGCTTGTGCCGATCGAGTTCATCCCCAACCTCGTGTGGCTGACCGAAAAGTACGGCATCGCTCGCAAGGTCGCGAACGTGGTGCCGATGTCTCGCGACGTGACGCAGGTTCCCCGCAAGACCGCGATTCAGGCCATGAGCCCCATCGCTGAGACCGGCACCATCACCGCCGGTGACAACAACTACGGCAACGTCACGCTCGTGGCGAAGAAGTACGGCGCTCTGTTCCAAGTCTCTCGCGAACTGCTCATCGACTCGGCGGTCAACATCGCCGATGACATCGCTCGCAGCATCGCCGAGGCTCAGGCGATCGCGGAGGACGACGCCTACTTCAAGGGCGACGGCTCCGCGACCTACGCGAACCAGCTCGGCCTGCTGAACTCGCTGCCGAGCGGTGCGGTCAGTTCGGCTATTTCGTGGTCCTCGCTCGCCATCAGCGACTTCACGACGATGATGGGCAAGGTCGCGAACATCGACCCGTCTCGCCTCGCGTTCATCTGCTCGCGTCAGTTCTTCTATCAGGTTATGCTGAAGTTGGAGAAGGCCACCAGCCAGTTCAAGATGCTGGCCGAGGGCCTGCCCGGTGCCGACGTGTCGTTCCTCGGTTACCCGGTTTACTTCTCTCAGCGCATGCCGCTGACCTCGACCGCTTCGACTCACTCGTGCTACTTCGGCGACTTCACCGGCGGCACCATGCTCGGCGACCGCAAGCAGTTGGAAGTGATGACCTCGGACATCTACTACTTCAACACGGACAGCCTCGGCGTTCGCGGCATCTCTCGCTTCTGCGTCAACATCCACGGAGACGGTCGCGCCGGCAGCAACGGTCCGATTGGTGCTCTGCTCGGATCCTAATCCATCTCGCACAGAACCTCCTGAAAGGAGTTTGATCCATGTCGGCAGAATACATGCAGAACTCGTACATCGTCAGCACCTACCTCAACGGTGCGGCGTCTGGCACTTCCGAACTGCTCAGCACGAAGGTCGATCTTCTCAACACCACGCTGGGTGCGTTCAGCAACCTGACGTTCATCCTCTCGACCGCCGCCGCTGACGGCGGCACCGTGACGTTCGTCATCAAAGAGTCTTCGGACGACTCGACCTACACCGCGATCAGCGGTGCGTCAATCACCACCACGGCCTCAACCGCTGGAACGTACATGATCGACGTGAACCTCGGCGGGCCTCGCCTTCGCTACTACAAGGTCTCGCTGACCCCTTCGAGCAGCGTCGCGACTCGCACGCTTTCGTGCGTCGCCATCGGCAGCAACCCCGCCTTCGGCGTGAACGGTGCAACCGAAGCGACTCGTGCGACCAACGCCGGTCTGGTCGCTCGCGTCGTGGTCTGATCTACAACCGCTTCATCACCGCCGGGTCTGCTACCGCAGGCCCTGCGGTTTACCTAGGAGATTCGCATGGGAACGCCAGTCACTTCCGCCGTCAGCACGTACGCCTCGGGTCCGAACGTCGTTGCCGCCACGCAAATGTTCGGCGAGTGGGTCGTGGTGCACGACAACCTCTCCGCCGCGACGACCGGCGAAGGCGTGCTGGCACCCATCTCGTACTCTTCCTCGAACGTGCATCCGCTCATCATCAACCAGGGGAGCATCGTTCGGTTCATCGCCCGATACGCCTACGGCACGACGACGATCACGACCTCGCCGACCATTCGCGTCTTCGGTGCGAACCAAGTGCCCGATTCGACGGGTGCGTACCCGAGCGGCACGATCTTCTGGCGAATCGACGCGAACACGTTCACTGGCACCTCGACGACCGTGACGCTCGCTCTCGCCGCATCTGCTCAGAACGACGGTTCGACGTACGTTTATTCGAGCGTCAGCAGTCACAACGGCGACAACATGCACGGAGCGAAGTCGGTGCTGGTTCTGCACGATACCGCCGCGAGCATCTCCGGCGGTGCGAACACGACGGTGACGCTGTACGCTCAAGTGCTGAACATCTAAGGAGGCGACGTGGGCACGCCTAAAACGAGTGCGGTCTCGACGCTCGCAAGCGGGCCGGGCGTCGCTTCGTACACGCAGATGTACGGCGAATGGGTTATCGTTCACGACAACGCGACCGCAACAAACTCCGCCTCAACGCTTTTGAATCCGCGTTCGTACTCGTCGAGCAGCATCCATCCGCTGATCGTCACGCAAGGTTCTTACGTGCGTTTCGTTGGTCAACAGACGATCGACGTATTCACGTTCACGCCTCCAGTGCTGCGAATCTTTGGTGCCGACAAAGTGCCCGATGCCAACGGAGCGTTCCCGTCAGGAACGATCTTTTGGCGGCTGGACGCATCGACGTACAACGCGGCTGGAACCAGCCCGACGGCGATCAATCCGGCGACGGCACAGACCGACGGAGGAAGCGTCTACTACTCCGAGATGTTCACGCACAACGGCATGAACCTGCATGGAGCGAAAGCGATTCTGCCGCTTGTCGAAACCGCGGCGGCGGAGTTGTACGTGCTGTACGCTCAGATCGTCAACATCTAAGGGCACACATGGCGAACCTCATCACGACCAGCGAATACAAGACTTGGGCGAACATCGGAACCACTGCGTACGACTCGATCATCGGCACGATCGTCAGCGGCGTATCGACCGAGATTCGCCGCTGGTGCGGTCGCGATCTGACGAACGGGTTTGAGTCGGCCAGCCGAACTGAGAAATACGACGGCAACAACGAACAGACGATCAACCTGATGGAATGGCCGGTCAGCAGCGTTACCAGCGTGAAGGTCTACGCGAGCGACGGCACGTACGAAACGCTCGACACGAACTCGTATCGCGTCGATGCGACCGGCGGTGTTCTGTCTCGCGTCGATCCGATCAAGGCACGCTATCCGGTCACGGCGTTCGGCACGGTGCAGGCCACGTTCAGCGTTCAGCCGTGGTTCCCTGATGGGTTCGACAACATCGAAGTCGTCTACACCGGCGGCTACGCAACGATCCCCGACGACCTCAAGATGGCGGCTTTCCGTCTCGCTGACATGCACTACGCGGCACGCGGCAGGAACATGAGCGTCGCCAGCGAGTCGCTCGGCCAGTATTCGTACTCAAACTTCGGCAACAAGGAACTGATCGACCTCAAACTTGCTCTGACGCGAGCGTACACCGGCATGAGGAGTTGACCGTGGCACAGACTCCCTGGTACCTGTTCCGCACGACGATGGACGTCTATACGCAGACGTGGTCGGCCTCGACGTCGAGCGGAGCCCCCGATGCAGGCACGCGAGCGGGATCGCCGTCATTCAGCGTCGCGTGCTGGATGCAACCGACCTCGGCGGCTGACGCTCTTTTGTACGGTCGCGACACGACGACGCAGATGTACGACGTGTTCCTTGCACCGCTGACGATCGCCAACGCCACGTGGGACACTTCTCCCGCCGACTACGTGGTGATTGACAGCGTGCGTTACAAGCCGATGGGCAAGCCGAAGGATCTCGTGCTGCTCGGCGTGGTGAAAGTGCTGACCGTCATGCGAGATGTGAACTGATGCAGATCAATGGACTGACATTCGTCGTCGATCAGCAGCGGCTCAAGTCCGTCACGGATGCCGCCGTGAATGCTGGCCTCAACAGAGCGGCGGCGGTGGCGGTTCGTGCGATCAAGCAGTCGTTCAGCAAGAACGGCAAGTTCAGGCCATCGGCACCGGGCACGCCGCCGAACCGCAATCGAGGCCTGCTGGCGAACTCCATCTCGTCCACGAAGGCAGAGAACAAGATCGTTTACGTCTACAGCAGCGGCGTCGCGTACGCCAAGAAACACGAACAGCCGCCCGGCTACAGCGGACTCATCAAAGCAAAATCGTCAAAGTATTTGACGATACCGATGAACGATCAGGCGGCACGAATGCGTGAACGGACTTCTTCGCTTAGATTGTTGAATCTGACCTACATCCCCGGCAAGCATCGAGGCGTGGCGTTCCTTTGGCTACCCAAAGGCAAAGGAAAAAGAATGAAGTCGACACTCATGTTTATGCTGAAGCCGAGCGTGCGACTTCCCGCAAGGCCGTTCCTGCGTCCGGCGTTTGAAAACCCAAGGGTGGTCGCCGATATGGTCGCCGCCTTCTGCCGTGGTTCCAAGATGGCACTGATGGGAACGATCTCATGATCCTCGACTCGATCAACACCGCGATCTACAACCGCATCAAGGCCGACACGGGCGCCGGCGGCCTCTACGCCTCAGGTGCGTGGAACATCATCAGCGGTGCGTACACCATCTTCGGCACGCCGAACGCGATCACCTACCCGTATCTGCTTTGGAACACTCGCCTCGATCAGGACCACAGCCTGACCGCCGACGAGTGGAACGCTTCGGTCACGTTCACCGTGTTTGACCAGGTGCAGGACTACACCTCGTCGGCGAACTGGGCCGGTCGCGTCGCGGCGGTGCTGACGCGGCTGCATGGCGACGCGGTGCTTCAGGCCGGTCGCATTCCGACGTACGGCTTCCATCGGCATTTGCTGGTGCTGCCGACGAACGGGTACACTGCAAAGGCAAGCAACTGTTTCGTCCGAACCTACGACAGCGCGATGACCGACGAGCACTCGGTCACCGGCACCATGACGATGACGTTTCGAGTATCCGCTCTCGCATCCAACCCGTGAGAATCCAATGCCTGCGACATATCCACTAACTTCTGAAACTGGCAACCTGACCTGCACCGCGCTCAGCGGCGATCTGTTGTACCTGTTCGGCACCGCTCTTCGCATGACGACCGACATCGCGACGCTGAACGTGAACGCGAACGAAGTCGATATCACGGCGGCTAGCACAAGCGGCGTGAACATGATGGAGAAGTTGAACGGGCTGCGAGACGCAACCGTGGACTTCTCCGGCATCTGGCCCAAGACTCCGACCGGGTCTGCGATGAGCGCGCTTGTCGCGTTCGCGAGCGGCTACACGTACTTCGTCAATGCCTTCAACGTCAATATCGCTTGGCCCGAGATCGATATCACTTCGTTCACTGGTCAAGCATCGACTGGCTATCGAACGTGGATGCCGGGTGGTACGGGCTCGTGGAGCGGGTCGTACACATGCAAAGCGGACGCAGGAACGGCTCTTTCGCTTCCAAGCGTCGGAGCGTCGGCTGCGGCCACTTTCAAGTTCTATGAGGATGGCACGAACGATCCGACGCTCTCGGGAAACATCGGCACTCCGAAACTCTCGCAGAAGGTCAAAATCGGCGACTACAGCGAAGCGACGTATTCATTCACCGGCAGCGGCAATCTTCAACAGAAGGCAGGCGACGCGTTGCCCGGTCTGTTGTACGCCGGAACTACGTACACCAACATCACGAAGCCGTCGTGGGATCTCAGTGGCTCCGACGGAGTTCCCGACAACACCTGCGTGCTGACCGTCGCGACTGGTCGCACCTATACGTTCCCTGCGTTCTGGACGAAGCTCTCGCTTTCGTGGAAGCCGGATGACGTGGTTCGCGTGAGCGGCACTCTCCGCGTCGCCGGTTCGATCACCGCAGCCTGATAGCACTGGAGGCACAGCGTGGCCGGAAATGAAATCGGCGATCTGAAGTTCAAGGTTGATGCCGACACCGCACCGGCACAATCACGCATTGAAGCCTTGAAAGCACAATCCGCCGACAAGCCCGCGACCGAAGGTCCGTTCACGCTTGGAAAATCCGAGGAAGAGATTGATGCTTGGATTCAATCTCTCAAGGACGCCAAGAACGAAACCGAAGGCATGGCCGGTGCAGCCGAAAAGGGATTCGGCGAAGGTGGCCTCGGCGGCAAGTTGAAGGCGGCCAAGAAACTTTATGGCGAGCAGATCGAGGTCGTTCAAAGCCTCATCGGCAAGTTCGCCGCCATTGGTGGAATCGCGACGCTCGCCTACTCCGCTGGCAAGGCGATCCGCGAATTCATCGTCGAGGCTCTTCGTGACGGCGCCGACATTGCCGCCGAACTGAAGGACAAGATTGACTTCACGGACAGCACGGATTCGGCCAAGCAACTTCAAAAGGCGATCCAAGACGTTGAAGGTGATATCGCGGCCACGGGTGAGGCAATCGACGAAAACAAGAATCGCCTGTACTACAGCGCGATGGTAAACGAATACCTCGTCAATAAGCAGCGGCAGAACGAACAAGAACTTGCCAACCTACGTCGATCGCTCAGCATTCAAGAAAGCGACGCCAAAAACAAGGCGTTGTTGAAGAACGCTGAAGAAGAAAAAAAGAAGGCCAAGGAAAAGCAGGAACGCGACGCCGACGATCAAAAGCGTGCCGATGAAGAACGGGTACGCAATGAACAAGCCGCCGCCGATCAGGTCGCTTCCTTGCAAAAGAAAGCCGCCTATGACGTGATGATCGAAGAGCAGAAGATCGACGCGGATGCACAGACCGCACGCGATGAACTGTTCAAGGCTCACAACAAGATGAGCGCCGAGGACAGGCTTGCGAATGAGCAGGACTTGGCCGATGCCGTCGAGGCGATCAATGTGCGGCAGGAGCGTTCGTTTCAACGAATCGCCGATGAGCGAAACAAGCACATTGAAGAGATCAACAAAAAGATGGAAGAGTCAGCCAAGCGTGTCGGAGACGCTTGGGTGTCATCCTTTCGCTCGATTCGCGAGGCGAGCAACAGCGTCTTCAACACCGATCAGGCCGCGTCGATGGTTCAGTTCTCGCAGCAGATGATGGTCTCGGCAACGATCGCTCACGCCAACATGAACCGCATCGTGGTCGAAGGAGTCGGCTGATATGGCGACCGCCTACGAACTCGCACTCGAGCAATCGCAAACGAAGGATCGCGTCGGCAAGGCGACCGCGATGCGTCGCTTCCGCGTCGATGACATCTCGCCGGGTGCGGCGCTCAACGCCGACGGCATTCCCGTGCTCGGCTCGCAGCATCCGACGCTTCCGACTCTCAAACTCGACACGTACTCCGTCAGCAGCGAGGCGAGCGGTACGTGCGTCGTCGACTGCAACTACTCGAACGACGCTCGCTTCATCGACCTGAGGCGTCAGCCGAACCGCGACGCTCCGACCTGGTACCACTGGGGCTGGTCGCAGCGTAAGGTGATGATCGACATTCCCGTCGCGGTGCGATCGGTCGTGCTGAATCAGGACGCGAACGGCAACGAACTGACGAAGACAGTTTGGAAGATCGGAAAGAAGCAGGTGAGCGAGACTCGCACGATCAGGCCGCTGACGGTTCGCGTGAACGTGTCAAACGTGCGGAACCTCGACATCATCAGCGAGCAGACCGACACGTTGCACATGATGCCCGACGGCAAGTGGTATCACTTCGAGGGCGCGAACGTCACGCAGGTCGATGACATCGGGAACTACGACATCTCGTACACATGGGAATACGACGCGGGCACGTTTTATTTCCCCGTGTTCGGTTCGCAGGACTGCGACTACTGCACGTTCGTCGATGGCATCGCACAACCGACGAGGCCGACCAACTCGCCTCTGTTCCGCAATCCGTACACCGTGTTCGTAGCCTACCAGTTGTTCAGTCCTGAGACGACGAAGCCGGTCTGCATTCTGAACGAGATGTATCCGACCGGCGACAGCGAGGAAGGTCGCGGCCTCGGTTGGAAGAAACTGCCCGGAGCGTCAAGGATTCTCTAATGGCTGATCCTCGCCTCATCCTCGGCCGCATCGCCAGCGTGCAGGGCACCTCGCCGGGCCCGTCGAGCGGCATCACGTACACGATCGGCGTGCACGATCCGAACGTCGAAGGCGTGTACGTGCTCAACAATCAGGCACCGATGCAGCGATGGCCGAACGACCTCGACATCACCGCCGTGCGTGCCGGCACGATTGTCATCGGCACCGCCGAGGCGAACCGAATCCGCTGGCACTTCATGGAGATGCCTGCGTTCGCCGACTGTCCGTCGTCAAACTTCGCCGCGACCGCGATGCGGCTGCTGACCAATGGAAACGGCGGACCTCTGCTGCCGGGTCAGCCGCCGACCACCGGCGAGGGCACCATCGGCGGCGGCGAATCGTCGCCGTTTCCCGGACCTGATTCATCAGGAGCGCAGGACTAATGGCAACCGTCGATCTGCTCTTTCCGATCAACACGAACACGTCGGGTTTTGATCCGGCGGCGATGCTTACCAGCATTTCGAGCGGCCTTGTTTACAACGTCAGCGGCTACACGAAGATCGTCACGCAGATCGACACGCCGGTTGATTCGGCGATCGCTGGAACGGTTACGCTGCAAGTGTCGAACAACGGAAACTTCTGGTACGACGTACCAGGGGGAGCGGTGACGTACACCGCGACCGGCGTGCAGCAGGCCGTCAACATCGAAGGCGTGCGATTTGTGCGGTATCAGGTCACGACGACCAGCGGAACCGTCGAACTGAATCTGACCGTGACGGGGGTGCTGTGAGTAAGTACGTTCAACTTCCCACCGGCACCGTGACCGACACGACGCAGGCCGTCGGCGTTGTGACGATCACGACCGGCGGCAGCGGCGGAGCGCCCACGAACGCCTCGTACGTCGTACTTGGTTCAAACGCCACGCTGACAAATGAGCGAACCCTGACCGCTGGCACCGGCATCACACTGACCGATGGCGGCGCGAACAGTACCGTGACGATCGAATCGAGCGTGACGGGAACCGTGACCAGCGTCGCGGCGACCGTGCCGAGCATCTTGACGCTCAGCGGCACGCCGATCACTACGAGCGGCACGCTGGCGTTCAGCCTTGCCACGCAGACGGCTAATAAAGTCTTCGCCGGACCAACTTCGGGCTCCGCCGCAGCACCAACATTCCGCAGCCTCGTCGCGGCAGATATGCCTGCGTACATCATGAGCCATCTACGCCGACGTGCGGCGTCGCATCCGGCACGCGGCGGCACCGGCCGAACCGTCGTCGGAGCGACCGG